GACTCAGCCAGAGCTAAGTCATGCTTAACACCAAGAATGAAATCACTCTCACCAACAGCTTGCTTTATGTTTTTACGAAAGTTTCGTGACGGTCTCAAATTGAACTCCCTGCATTACCACTCATTGCGCCACCACTAAATTGAACATTTGGTTGCACAGACATATTGTCTTCGCCTGTAACCCCACCAGCATCATCCTGAACCTGTGTGTTAGGAGTCTGCTGCTGTGGGTTTTGAAGAATTGTTTCTGGGTCTAAGCCATTTGATTCCAGCATAGGAGCCATAATTGGATAGTAATTAGCCTGTGGACCATACACACTCTGTAATACAGCAGCCATGTTAGAGGCTTGGCTAATAGAGACATCCTTAGCTATTTGCTGCGCACCAGCACCAACTGTAACTTTATATGCGCCCTTAATAGCTTCTATATAAGCATCCTCAACCTGTATGCCAGCTTCCTCTGCTGCGCGCTCAAAGATTTCTATTGGGGCTGCCTGCTTAATCATACGAATAAGCTTGCGAACAACTGGCTCTGCAAAGGTCATGCGGAACATAGCTGCATCCAAGCCAACAGCCATATCACTGTTTGATGCACCAAGCTTAGATTCCGTTGCTGTATTCGCTCCACGGGCAACACCACCAAAGCGCACATCACTCTCTGCAACAAGTCTTTCCATATCGGAAACAGTTGATTGCTCTTCCTTGTAGCTAGAGCCAGTTACATCAGGCGGAGTGTCCCACCAAACACTGTTTCGATTGCGAACAACTGTAACCTTACCTGAGTAAGACCGTGATAATGTGGCTGGGTCAACGCCAGCATCGGCTGTCATAAACTTCTCTCTATTCAATACAAGAGCTACATTATCCCTACGTTGGTTACGAATAGCATTCGCTTCAATCTGTAGGTGTTCCAATCTTTCTGGCATTGCACGACTAATCACCTCATGAGGCTCTGCGTATATGCGTCCAATGCCAAATGGCCATGGGTCAGAACCATCTTGATTAGAAATGTCAATCTCAAGAATCTCTGGTTCTTCCAGTAGAAGGTCGTGACGAAGAGAAACCATACGCATCGGCTTAAACTCACCATCACCATCTTCACGCCAAGAATATGTTTCCCATATTTCTAGTAGGCCATTATCAACATTTGAATCATCAACTGTAGTGTTACCAAAAGGGCTGCGCTCAGCCTGTAACAATGTATTTGTAGAGAATGTATCGCCTGTCTTGAAATATCCCTCATCAATCTCAGGCCATACACCATCAGCGTGCATACGTGTTGCATAAGCTCTATCTCTCCAGCGGCGAATAACAGCAAACCTAGCTTGTCCAACCTCATCCCAGCCAATAGATGGGTCAATACGCATATCTTCTGGTGGCAGAATCTCTAATGTAGCATGTGAATACACTAGGTTTTCGACAACTTCACCTGTATCAAGAGTGCTTTCATCAGCCACCCTATCCCAATCCATAATGAAGGGAGCAAAGTTGTACGTTAAAGCATTGTGTGAGTCATTCACTACGGCTGATTTCCAGTTAATACCAGCATTACTCATGTAATGATTGCACAGAGTCTCCATAATCATGGAGCCTTCTTTAGTGCTATTGAGTGTTGGCTTCAGGCTAACAGGGTTTTCTGAGCCAAGAGAAGCAATGTAATCCGCCTGTTTACGGTTGTGGAAACTTTCAATCTTAGGAATGAATAGGTTGGATTGCCCAGCCTTGCGTTTAGTGACATGACGACTTTGAACTAAGCGTTTATTCTTAGCCCAACGTGCTTCGGCTTGATTGTGCAGCACAGAACTTGTCTGCCAAATCTGCTCAATCTCCGATAATAATTCTAGTTCGTCCATCTAATACCCCACAACACTGTCATATTCTTGACTCCACGCATCTTCGTGTGGATTGTACGCTTTATAGCGCTTATTAGGTGTCTCTGCAAACCTTACCGACATAACAGCATAGCGCATAGCGTCCAAAGCATCATCAAACTTCTTGACAATACGCCCTTCTTTCCTGTGATACATGCGCAATTCTTCAATAATAGGCAGCAAGTTAGAGAACACCTTTAACCTTCCGCTCTTCATCCTATCAAGGATGTGCATAAGCCCTGCTTCAACGCTGTTATTACTCTTATTTGTCACTGGGTCAGGCGGATTAGAGAACTTCTCAGGAAGCATTTGTAAGCCTTCCTCCGCATACATCTGGCTTAGTGTGGCTCCACTTGTCTTATCATGCACTAAACCGTCATGTGGCCATGCACAAGGATACTCAGCACCACCACGATGCTTAATATCACTAGCAATGGGAATAGGTGTCTCCCCTTTCTTTGTGTAACAGTCATAAATGTAGACAACATCTGTATCTCTATCCCATGCAATAGCCACCCATGCCGTAGGATGGTCGTAGCCAAAATCCAAACCACCAATTCTCACCCAATGGTCAGGAATCTCCATAGGGGCAATCATAATTTCATCCTCTGAAACAGGATATACAAGCCCAGAACCCATGACGGGAATCCCTTTGGAACGCATTTCACGTTCATGCTTAGGCATTGCAGCAAGGAGCTGCTCCTTAACCTTCCCTTTAATGTGTGGGGCATCATCCCACGTTGCATTCATAATAAACTGACCGTCTTTCAAGTCATTGGTAAACTGATTAACAACGTCTGTTACACCACTCTCTGGCGTAAACGTCATGTAAATCATGCCATCCCTATCAACAATGGAACGAAGGGCTTGGCTATATATTTCTTGTGGAGGTTCTTCATCAAGCCAAACCAAATCATTGGACGTTCCCATCCATGCTTCTTTACCTGCTTCGTAGCTCTGGAACGTAACCTTGCTTGTGCCACCACTAACATGCTTAACTAATAAAACACTCACAGCGTCTGGAATACCAGCCTTCCTGCTTGTTCTAACAATACACTCTTTAGGCACTGTACCAGAACCTTTAGCTGTAGGGTCAGAAGCTTCACCTAGAAGAGCTGTCTGCACAATCTCAACAACCTTCTGATTGGTTGTACCACCAGCAATCATACTTATCTCTGCTGTATATCTATGCCCTTCCCACCAATCAGGATATAACCCTGTCAAATGAAAAGCTGCCTCAGCACCACCACTATATGACTTACCAATACGATTGGCAGCCATAAGAAGCCGTTGCTTGTTTGTCTCTGAAGAAGCATGAAACCTTTTCTGATAAGCATAAGGCTCATAATACTCAAGAGCATTGAACCTTCGCCGCTCTTCTTTCTGCGACAAAAGCTCAATCATCTTTAATTTCTCTTCTTTACTAAGAGAAGCAATATCCATTATTCTGTGTCTTCTTCTTCACCCTTAGCTTCAAGCTCAACAACAATCCCTTTGCCACAATGAGGACAATCAATCTCCTGACTCTCTTCCTTGCTGTCCATGCCTTTCTTCATACCACTAGCCATGTCACCATCATTGCCTTTTTCCTGCATTTTCTGCACAGCTTTCTTTAACATATCATTCATTGTAAATGCTCCCTAATAACTTCTGCATCAACAGCCTTAACTGTAATGTCTAATGTCTCTCTATTCCTGTTCAGCAGCTTAACCAATTCAGCGTCAATCTGCTCATCTGTCTTATGTGTAATTACCACTTCTTTGCGCTCAATACCAGCAATACCAGCAATGCCAAGAATCTGCTCAACAGCCTTCATCTTAACCATGCCATTCCTGTCTTGTAAACACTTGGCTAATGTATCAATAGCATTAGGCATAAGACAAGCAATAGCATCATACCCTCTCTCTGTAATCAAAGGAGCCAATCTCTTCTTCAGCCTATACCCTGCAATCCTACTACCACCCTCAGCATACCCAGCTTTAACAGCAGCATCACTAGCATTACCACTAAGAAGAAAATTATCCAGCCAAAGAAGCTCTTTCTCTTTAGCATCCTTCATACAGCTTACAATCCTACTCACTTACCAAATCCCAACTTAACAATCTTCAAGCTATCATCAATACCATCTTCTTCATTAACCTTCTTAAGCTTAAGAATAGCATCACTCAACTCATTAATACTATCATCACCCAATCCTTCAAATAACTTCCTACCTAACATCTTAAACAACTCATCATTATTATGAGGCTCTTCTTCTGCAAACATAACATCTCCTTCCTTCAATTATTTATACTCTGTAAAATTTATAG